TACTTCTATTTAAACTACTGGACACTAGAGGATGGCTCTAGGCCAGATTATAGAGATGCAGATAGAAGATGGTTTATTTACAGAGAGCATTGTGAATCATTGCCATACTGTTTTGGAGTTATACGTATTAAAAAGCGTCGTGAGGGAGCTACATCTCAAGAGGCATGTGCGCTTGTTTACAAAGCAATCATGAAGCCTAAGTCTAACTGCGGTATAGTAAGTAAGACAGGTAATCCAGATGCTAGAGATGTATTCCAGAAGATGGTTGTGTGGGGGTATAAGAACCTGCCAGTATTCTTAAAACCATCTGTAGAAGATGAGACATCTAAAACAAGTCTTGTATTTTCTCCTCCAAAAAGAAAAACAAAAAGTAATACAAGAACTAAAGGTCAGGTGTTTGATGATGATATGGGATTAGAGTCAGTGATTGATTACAGAAGTACTGCACTGAACTCATATGACTCTGGTCGTGTTACAGCAATACTTATTGACGAGGGTGGTAAGTGGCCAAAGGATGTACCTATTAACAAGTACTGGCCTATTGTAAGAAAGACCCTAACCAAGGGTATGATTAAAGTAGGTTTTGCTGTTATACCATCTACTGTGAATGACTCTGAGAATGGAGGTAATGAGTTTAAAGAATTATTTGATGGTAGCTATGCTAGCGATACAAGCAAGTTTACGGCTACAGGATTGTACCAATACTTCTGCCCAGCATACGATGGGTATGAAGGTTTTATAGATGAGTATGGGATGTCTATTATTGATAAGCCCACGAAAGAACAACAACAATACATTAAAGAAAAGTTTGGTATTGATATAGAGGTTGGAGCAAAAGATTTCTTGATGCAACAAAGAACACTTATCAAAGACCCTACTGCCTTATCTGAAGAGGTTAGAATGAACCCATTCTCAGTAGAGGAGGCATTTAAGATTGATGCCAAGAAATGTTATTTTGATAGCGAGATGATATACGAGCAGTTGAATATACTTGCAGTAGAGCCTGTCAGAAAAAGAAGAGGCAGATTCTTATGGAAGGATGGGGTAAAAGGTGGAGATGTTGTATTCAGCGATGCTACAGATGGGGAATGGAGTGTAATAGAACTTCCAGATGTTTCCAACTTATCACAGCATGGAGATAGGGGTAGAGTCCCAGGAAACACACCTGTTTATGTGATGGGAGTTGACCCATTCAGAAACTCTATCGTAAACTCAAAGTATGGCTCTATGGGCTCAGCATGGATGATGAAAAAATTCAATGCCGCAGACCCAGAAAACACAGGCTTGCCAGTTGCCCATTACTATGGAAGACCAAGACTAAAGACATTGTTTGATGAGGAAATGTTAAAGGCGGCTATCTACTATGGTTGCAAGATAGTATATGAGATGGATGCCAGTGACGATATTGTAAGGACTGCGATGGAACTTAAGTTATTAAACTACTTAAGCAAAACTCCAGATTCTGCTATCAAGCCAGGCAAGGAAGGACAAAAAAATAAAGAATGGGGAGTTAAGAGTTCTGACCCATACGCAATGGGACAGCAGCTTGAATTAGCAATCCAGTACACAAATAGTCACATACACAAATTATATTATGAAGAGCTTTTAGAGGAAATGCTTGTTTACGACCATATGAATCGTACGGAATATGACCGTACAGTTAGTTTTATGATATCACTCCTTGGAATGATGGGTCATAGGACAAAACAGGAGTCTATGGTTAAAACATTGCCAATTCAAACCTTTAAGCTTAAATTGTAATATCTTTGTAAAATAAAGAGTTGTAATGTCTAATAACAGTAATGCATTATTGAATTTCCATTCCGCTTCTCCTGAAAAGAAGAGGACTATGGAATTTGGGTTGAAAATAGCCCAACATATTGAAAAACATTGGAAAAGTGAGTACTACACTGATAGAAACAAGAGAATTGAAAAAAATATCAAGTTTGCTACAGGAAAACAACCAATGCAAGAATACCTATCTCAAATGAGCTTGGATGGTAAGGATGTATATATTAACATAGATACAACCCCACCTCCTATCGCTCCTAAGTTTGTAGAGGTAATCATAGGCAGCTTGATGAAAAGAGAGGAGAAGCCTAGAGTATCAGCTGTAGACCCATTATCATTACAACAGAAGTTTAACGACAAGTCTGACTCTAAGTTCTTAATGGAGAACATGGATTTTGTAAAGGAATTAGAAGGACAGCTAAACACTAAGCTTGTAGATGAGAATCAATTTATCCCAGAGGATAACGATGACTTAAATCTTTACTACGAGTTAGAACATAGAATACCAGAGGAAATATTCTTTGAACAAGGGATTCAGTATGTATGGGACAGTAACTCAACTAATGTAATTAAAAGAAGAGTAATATTTGATGTAGTTACAGCTGGTTATGCTGGAACTAGAACTATAATGGATGAGCAAGGAAAGATTAAACTTAAGAGATGTATCCCTCAAAATCTAATCTACTCATTCTCTGAGTACGATGACTTTAGAGATGCATCATTTATAGGCGAGGTTCAACCAATGAAGATTAGCGAAATTCGTGTACTATACCCAGATTTAGATGAGGAGAAGCTATTCCAAATATCTCAGAAGGCTAAGAATAGACAATCTATTAGTAGATGGGATGAGAGATGGAGAAGTGCTGAGACTAGACCATATGATGAGTTAGCTGTAGACATCTTAATGTTTGAATTAAAGACAATTGATAATTTATTATATCAGGTTAAAAAGACTGCCAACGGCTCTGTAGCTGTTGACAAGAAGGAAAGAATGCCTGAAAGGCTTGGAGAGAATAAGGAGATGATTGACAAATCAATCTTCGTAATCTATCAAGGTGCTTATGTTATTGATAGCAATATCATGATTGAATGGAAGAAGCAGAAGAACATGATTAAACCTTCTATGCCAGAAAGAATGGCTGAGGCTTATTTCAGTTATTCTCTTTATATGCCAGACAATTACGAATTAAAGAACTTACCAATGATTCAGCGTATGGAAACATCTATACGTCAGATGACATTGACACATCTTAAGATTCAGCAATTGGTTGCTAAGATGAGACCTTCTGGTTTAATGATTGACATCAATAATCTTAGAAATATATCTTTAGGTGAAGGAAAGACAGTTGAGCCATTAGAGTTGCAAAAGATTTACGACCAGACTGGTAACATGTACTATAGTGGTCAAGATGAAGAGGGTAACAGACAAGGGCCTCCAATACAAGAGCTTACAAATAGTGGTTCTGTAGCTCAGTTACAAGAGCTTATTAATATATTCAACTACTACTTAAGTAGATTAAGAGAAGAAACTGGTATCAATGAATTAAGAGATGGTGCAGGCGTTAACCCAAGACTTGGTAACAAACAAATGCAGGCTGGTATAGCAGCGTCTAACAACGCTACTGACTTCATCTATGATTCTTATATCAATATCATTGAAAACACAATGATGAAGTGTGGTATTTTATTGACTGATGCTGTTAAGTATAAGGTTAAAGAATACTCTAATTTAATTAAGGTTCCTGTTGATAATAGATATTTTGACATCAAGGTTGAGATGATGCCTGATGATGATTACAGACAATTCTTAGAGCAAATGGTACAATCTGCCTTATCTGGTGGAGCTATTGATTTTGAGACAGCGTTTAATATTAGAAATATTAAGAATGTTAAGCTAGGAGAACTTTATCTAGCTAGAGCTACTAAGAAGAAGCAAAAAGAATCTCAACAACAGGCTCAGCAAAACGCACAAATGAATGCTCAGTCACAGCAAGAGTCATTGCAATTAAAGGCACAAGCTGATATGCAATTAGAGCAAATGCAGGGTGAGTACAAGGTAGGTGCTGTTAAGGTTGAGCAAGAAATGAGAGGTGACAATGATATGCAGACATTTGTTATGGGTATCTTACAGAAATCATTTGAAATGGATAAACCATTGACTCCAGAGCTTCAGAATATAGTTAACATGTATTTTCAGAAAGAACAACAAAAACAACTAGCTTTGCAACAGCAGGCTGAACAGCAAGCCCAACAAGAGGCTATGGCTCAACAACAGGCACAACAACAGGGATAAACATAAAAACAAAAAACTATGACTACAAATGAAGTAAATCCATTTGATACTGGTGCATGGAAAGACGATGAGTCTACCACTCCAGATACTAATGGAGAACAAACTACTACTGACGAAACAAAAGTAGACACACAAGACAAAACCACAGAAGATGGCGAAGCAAAACCAGACACAACCGCAGTGGATGACACCAAGAAGGATGATGGCGTTAACAACGAAGCAGTTGATAAGACGACTGATGAGGGCGAATCTGGAGATACTTCTACGCA